CCCAACAATATGGTCATTAGATGTTATGCATGAAATGGCAACGGAAGATGAGATTGCATTAACAGAAAGTCAAGTGATGCAGATTGAAAAGGCGAGAGAATACTTTGATGAGAATTCAAGTGTACCACCAATCAGAACATTTGCGAAGTATGTTGGAATTGATAAAGGTAAACTATTCAAAGAATGGCTAACTGGTCCATTGAAACCTATTACTAAGTATGGTGGTTTGCCTCAACCAACTGGCTGTGTTTAGATAATACCTAAATATAATATCGGTTTAAAAGGTATTATATGTCGTGTCAATCTAAATGGTGTTCGTGGATAACTGCTTTATCTCAACTGTCGGCTGCAGTTGTTTTTGTATATGCTGGGTTAGTAGTTGGTTCACATATGGAGTCTTGGACTAAATCGTTTGAACAAGGTTCTGCGGACCTTCATTCTATCAGAGAAAATATGAATGCCATGACTTATTCAATGGAGTCTATTAATAGAGATATGACTACAATGAATAATACTACTATGGAAATGAATGATAACCTATCCGTGATGAATAGGCAAGTCTATTTAATGAATGGTGCTGTTGGTAATATGTCAAACAAGTTTAGTCCTCAAGGTATGGCTAGAAGTTTAATGCCGTTCTAACTTTACTTTCAACCCTTTTTATAGTATAATATATCTATACATTAATAAAAGGGTTATAATGATTGAAGTCTTAAACAAAGAAAAGTTCTCACAGATGGTTGAACGTCTGGTAATTGAAAAGAAGATACCTTATATTGATGCTATTGTATGGTGGTGTGATGAGCACGAATTTGAGATTGAAGACACAGCAAAACTACTCTGCCCTTTGATTAAAGAAAAGATTAAAGTTGAAGCACAAGACCTAAACTATCTAGAAAAGTCTGCGAGGTTGCCAATTTGAATATGAACTTGGAAAATTATGTTAAAACATTTCAAATGTTTGATGATGAACAATGTGATAACGTTTTGAAAGATTTGACGACAAGGAATTTTGAAATTCATAAATTCTCAGATTATAATGACGTAGCAGGCAAAGATATACGTCAACCATTAAATTATACTGGAGAAGTTGAATCAGGAAACCACAAACTAATTATTGATGGTTATTGGCAATGTTTATCAAAGTATGTAATGGATGTAGATGCACCTTGGTTTGCGAGTTGGAATGGATTTGTGCCGCCAAAATATATTAAGTATAAAGAAAATTCTGAAATGAGACTGCATTGCGACCACATTTACAGCATATTTGAAAATGATGGGAACATCAGAGGAATACCGACACTGACAATGGTATTATTATTGAATGACGGATTTGAGGGCGGTGAATTTGAAATGTTTGATGGGCAGAAATCGTACCCATTAAAGAAAGGTGAAGTTATAATATTCCCTTCAAATTTTCTCTACCCGCACAGAGTAACCCAAATAACAAAAGGCGAACGAAATTCTGTGGCCACTTGGGTATATTAATGAATTTGACCATGAACGGTTATGATACATATAAAACTTATCTCGCAATTAAGCAACACTTCTCAAATAGAAACTATGACTTCTTTAAGTATAAAGGCAAGGTAAGAGCATCTGAATTGTCTTACGAAGCACGTAAAGACAAATACTTTTTCGAGAAGGCATCTAAGAAGTTTGACCACGAAGAATTTATTGATTACATCGTAGCAAACATCACCCGTAATAGTGACTCGTGGATTGGCAACTTGCTACAAGAGAACAATCAAGTAAACTATAAGAAGTGGCAGAAAGTAACTGAGTCAATGACTTATACGTTTAAGCAAGATATGGATGTCATATACAATTATGAAGAGGACTTCAATAAAGTCTTTACTATGGATGATAACAAACACCCATTACTGTTTAGATTACACGCAAGGAATAAGATATCGTTGGAGACTGCAGTCATACTTGATGACGTGATAAACTACTCTGACAAGTGGTATAAATACAATGATACAATTTTAAATGAATTTGTAGATAGGATGAGGAATTATAAACCGTTCCTTCATAATAGACTACAAGTGGATAAAAACAAATACAAAAATATAATAAAAGAATTCTACTAAAAACTTTACTTTCGGGTGGGTTTATAGTATAATAAAGGTGTAGATGATGAAAAGGATAGATTGTTCTATCTGAATGTGAATAAAAATAATACAATAAAATAAAATACAATACGGAGTACAAATATGGGCGATTTCGCTAGTTTAAAAAAATCGAGAGGTTCTTCTCTCAACAAGTTAATCCAAGAAACTGAAAAATTACAAACCAAATCGAGTTGGGGTGGTGCAGATGAACGTCTGTGGAAACCTGAAGTAGATAAGTCTGGTAATGGTTATGCAGTTATTCGTTTCTTACCAGAACCAAGTGGTGAGGATTTACCATGGGTTCGAATTTTCGACCACGGTTTCCAAGGTCCAGGTGGATGGTACATCGAAAACTCTTTAACAACTATCGGTGAAAAAGATCCATTAGGTGAGTACAACTCTACCCTTTGGAACAATGGAACTGATGCTGGTAAAGATCAAGCAAGAAAACAAAAGCGACGTCTTAAATACTTTTCTAACATTTATGTTGTTAAAGATCCAGGCAACCCTGCTAATGAGGGTAAAGTATTCTTATACCAATATGGTAAGAAGATTTGGGATAAGTTAAATGAAGCAATGAATCCAGAGTTCGAGGATGAGAATGCAGTAAACCCGTTTGATTTATGGGAAGGTGCTGACTTTAAATTGAAGATTCGTAAGGTTGAAGGATATCGTAACTACGATAAGTCTGACTTTGATACAGCAAGTGCGTTACTAGATGACGATGATGCTCTAGAGAAAGTATATAATTCTCTATATTCATTACAAGAATTCCTAGACCCTAAGAAGTTTAAGTCATATGCTGAGTTAGAAACCAAACTGAATCGTGTGTTAGGTTTGAATGGTACAGCACCTAAGACTACTGCTGAAGATTTTGATAGAGCAGAAGAAGTAGTTGAAGCACCTGTTACTGAAACTAAGAAAGAACCTGTAATGGCAACTGCCACTGCTGGTGATGACGATGAGTCATTGTCTTTCTTTGAGAAACTTGCTGAAGAGGATTAAACCTTAAACGGTTTTAATGAGACCCAGTTTAATCGCTGGGTTTTTGGTATAAAATAATGGAGAAATAAAATGGATTTAAAACCATTACACGATAGAGTTATCGTAAAGGTAGAAGAAACTGAAAATACAACTGAGAGTGGGTTAATCTTAACTCAAACTGCGCAAGACAAATCTAATAGGGGAATGGTAGTTGCTACTGGTCCAGGACTTAGAGAGAATGGCGAAGTTGTACCACTTACTGTTAAAGCAGGTGATATGGTTATGTTTGAATTAGCACAAGCAACAGAAATGGAATCTGAATATATGGTTATGCGTGAGTCAAACGTTATTGCTATTATTGGTTAATATGGTACTAATAAATTCCTAATCATTTGCCCTTCCATAATAGATGGTCCTCTTGGTTGTGTGTTGATTGGTTGCATCACTGTGGTGCTGTTGCTAGTGTTATTCTGAACAGTATTATTAATTGGAGCAACAGTAGTATTATTAGACGTTGAAATTGGAACACCATCAATCGTTCCTCTAATAATCTGGTCACCCGCACCATTACCTGATGGTGTATTCACACTTTCCTTATTTTTGATGTGTTGTAAAACAGAATCATATGCTTCTTTATCCCTTTGAAGTAAGAACCCTTGGTTTGCTCCAGATTCTTCGATCGATCGAATCATTCCAGGTGTTAAAGTTTCTAATGGTTGAATATTAGGGTCGGACATAACACTTTGTTTTATTTCTGTTGGGTCAGGGAATAACCAATCTTTAACAGCATTAAAAGAATCTTTAATCCAATCAAACATATCTTGAATCAGGTCAGTTGTCCAACGTTGCATATCATCATATAGTTTTTTAGAATCAATTTGATTAAGTTTCTTTTCTATCTCAGGGAAACCAAATACACCAGCAACCCATGCTGCGATTGATGTTACTAGATCTAATGGACCAGTAATTAAAGATTCGTGGAATTGTGCTGTACCTGCTTTAACTGCTTCCCACGCACTTCCAGTCTTTTCAAATTCTTTATCTGCTTCACCAAACGCATCTAAAAGGGCATTACCTGCCCAAAGGATTCCTGCGATTGGTAGTAACCAAGGTGTAACTGCAGCAAGGACTAAACCTAACTGCGTTTTCACAGTAGTAAATGCTGCAGAAAGTAATACAGTAGTTGCTTTTGCTGCAGTTATAGTTGTGCCAGTAATAAGCACTAATGCTTTCCAACCAACGATTGATTTCTCGATTGCCCAAACTCCAGCATATACAATTGCTGTCCCTTCAAGTATTAGTTTAAATGTATCCCAATTATTCGCAACGAATTTATACGTTCCATGAATAAAGTTTTTAATGCCTATTAGACCGTCTTTAATCTTATCCCAATTCTCGTAAATTAAAATTCCAGCACCTAGAGTAGCAACACCTTTGAAGATTTTCTGCCACCAACCTAATCCTTCTTTAACATCTTTAGTGTTGCCCGTTTCTGCAGATTCTTTAATCGAATCAGAATCTTCTTCTCTCTGTGCTTCTATCCTATCTTCTGCTTCTTTCAAAGCACTGACTACATGCCCCTCTCTTTTATTCTTGATAAGTTCGAAAAGGTCTCTCTGTTCATCAGTGAGATTTTTTAATGCTTGTTGTTTTGCAACTTCCTCTTTCAATAATACGTCAGCAATTGCTGGATGCTTTAGAAGTGTGTCTTCAATTCTTAATAATGTATTTTTAAGGTTGGTTTTTTGATTACCGTGCATTCCTTCGTTTATCAGCATAAGCAATTCGTTATCTGATTTACCAGATTTACCAGCATCACCTTTAACGTGAACAACCTTTCCTTCCTTAAATGCTGTTTTAATTTGCTTGAATTCCAACAACATATTGTTTTGGAACCAAGCAACAAGACCTGCACCAAGAGCAGTAACTTTTGCAGCAAATAAGTGACCTGAGTGTTGGCCTTGTTCTAACGTTGCTTCTTGGAATGCCATGGTTGCTTCATGCATTTTTGCTTGTGCATCACCCTGTTCAATAAGACTTCGTTCGAATGATAATGATAATGAATCAACAGATTTCTTTACGTTCAGTAAACCTGCACGCATACTTTTCTGCAGACGTTCTCTTTGGTCTTTATTACTTTCTCTAAGTTCGTTTACCGCATTTACAATTGGTAGGGTTTGTTCAGCACTATTAGCCATTCTTCGCTCTCTCTTCTTGTTCTTCTAAATGATTCTTAAGGAAAGTTACATATACATCCCTTTCCCATGGTATCATATTATCAAGTTCGCTCAAAGAATAGTTATGATGTTGCATTAATGCGAAGTTTAACTGGTAATGATTCGATAAGGAATCATGCATTAATGCTACATAAAAAAACTTTGAAGACCCTCTAATGTAATTTTATCTTTTTTTCCACACTCATCACAAGTCCACTCAACGTCATATTGTAGTTTTGGTATATCTGAAAAGAATTCAGAAATTTTTGAAAATTGAGATTGACTCAAACCTTCAATCCATTCCTTCATCTCTTTTTCAGTAAACTCATTAAAAACGTTTTCTTTATCAAATACATAATCTACGCAATTAGCAATCATATCAAACATCTTATCTGAATCGGTGCTAGTAATACCTTCAACATCATCAATTCCTGGATACCTAAGTACAACTCCAATATCGTCAGTCAACATAATTTTGTTATCAGTCTTTTGTTCTGTAACGTTAATATCATCAATATCAATAACAACATCAGTTGACGATTTACACTTATTGTTATCATCAGAATGAGTAACTTTCAATTCAATTGTTTCGCCTACTGACTTTGCTCTTAATCTTAAAAATAAAAATTCAAAATCATAAGTCGTCAATTTACTAACATTAATATCATCAAGAACACACGACTTAATAATATTCTTTGTTGCTTTAGCAATTTCTTTAGAGTCGCCTCCTTCCATTGCCATCATTAAAACTTTTTCTTCCTTAACTAAAAATGGACGGTATTCAATCTCTTGTCCAGTTGATGGGATTGTTGTACTAAATTGTGGTGTTGCTATACTTGGTAAACCCATTATATACTCCTTTTCATTATTATTTAAATATTTGTGCGAATTTGCTAATTCCCTTTCCTACATCGATGTTTGCTAAAGTTCCTAATCCAGATTGACTTGATATATTGCCAAACCCAGGAACTCTTAACGCACCTGCTAATCCATCTTTACCTAAGTTGAATGAGAACCCAGTTCCTAGTCCAGGTTGATTAGAATTATCTTCAGTAACATATGTGTAGTTTTTATATGCAAATGTTACAGTTAATTTTGCTGGGTCATCATTTCCCCAACCCATAGAAACATCACCAATTAGGATAGGGTATGCTTCTTGTAATTTGTGAATAGTTTTTAGATTACCTGCAGCACCATATTGCCTAATGGTAACAGTTCCGATATAGTCGTGGAAATAATTAACATTCCATTTACTTTCTGCAACATATGACGATAGGTTCTCTTCATAAGCACCAGTAGTTATCATCATATTTTGCCAATTCTCAAAATAATCCTTTTCTCTTAAATCTTCACTTAATAAGAAAGTGATTGTAGAGTCGCCATATAATTGACCATAAGGAACTTTGTTGATTGGTCCATAGTTAGTAAACTTGTGTTCAGTTGTCATTAAACTTCTTCCAGGAAGATTGACGGAATCTGAACGGTATCTCATATCACTCTCACCAATCTTATCTGGTCCACTTAAATAAACTTCGAAGTGACTCGACTGAGCAACTCCAGATTTATTGATTGATGATATCACATTTTGTACATTAAATGACATTAGATTTGTTTCCTACTATCTGAATAAACTTTCTGAGAATTTGCATACTTAAATCTGTGCGTCGGTAAAAATAATGCAATATCCCATTCCGATGCAGATATTGATAAAAACTTCGATTTAACGTGGTCTGCTAAATAATGTTTAAATGTTGGTTTAAAATATTTCATTTTACTCGCACTTTTAAGTATGTTGTATGAAATTCTTAATTTCGTATCTTCGTCATACCTTTTATTAGATGCTAAAGTATATAATTCGTCCATCAACTTTGCTCTTAATTTTGGTGGTAAATAATGTAGGTTAATTCCATAGAATCCACCTTCTGCTGCGCCAACCATAAAGATTAAAGGGAATGTGTCGTAATAAGGTAAAGTCTTTTTACCCTTTGGGTCGTATATGAAATGGTACATACCACCAATTTCAACCCTATCAACCTTTCTAGCACCTTGTTCTAATAACTTATCGGGTTGAACACGTGTCCTGCTGATATTTTGTGCTCTATTTCTGAACCACGTTCTTGCATCATCTGTACGTGCAGGGATATGTCCTTGCCTTACACCTTTTAATAATAGGTCGTCGAAAACATTTGCCACGGGTTATATATGTGTTGTATATTGATTCATTAGTATATTTATAACGGTGTCATTTATATTTAAAGAGATCTTTCTCAGTAATTACTTTGAATATCCAACCTCGTTCTTGGCAATAAGCAGTTGCGGCAACCCACTTTGCTTGATTAACTCCCCACGTCTTAACTTCATTTAAGTATTTCTTAGTAACTCTACTCTTCTTTTTAGGTGGTTGAGACTGACAAGCAGGTTTAATTTCAATAAGATAAACACCACCCTTCCGATTCTTCATCCATATATCTACAAAGTATCTGTGCTTCCTTCCGTCAATTGGGGACACATAAGGCACTACAACTTCTTCGCTGTTCCAAGATACGATGTCTGGATTCTTATCCATATACACAAACACCTGAAGTTCCCAACTAGATCTGTACTTAATTGTATTAACGTTTCCGTTATATTTTTGGGGGAATTTGGGGTTAAACTTTCCTTGATGGAATTTCATTCACTTGCCGTTATAAATATACAATAATATCTATTTATTCTAGGTCAAATCAATGAGTTTACTAAATTCTGATAAACTAATACAAAACTTACAGACTGGTGCTACCAACAAGGCATTAGGAAGCATCCCAGGCATGTCGGGAAAGTTGAAGGCAAACTTTGATTCGAATGGATTCAAATCGTTATCTGGAAATTTCAATAATATTTTAAAGAAGAGGCCACGTGCTGGAAGAGGTGCTTCTCCTTTAAGAGATCTATATAAAAAGAATGGTGGTAAAGTATACCAACCAATCATTTTCCCTGCAGATTTGGATAACGAACATTATATGATTTTTAACGTGATGGATCGTAAACGTCCAAGTAAAAATGATGTTTTGAAAAAACGGGCATTAAGAAGTATAGTTTTACCTATCCCATCAACACTAACTAATCAACATGGCGTGAGTTACAATAACGAAAACCTACAAGCATTAGGTTCTCTGGCAACTGGTAAAACGTCACTTGACAATATTGCTCAAGGTGCTAGTGATGTAGGAAACCTTATAGCAAATAAGGTTGGTAACGTGCATAAAATGATAATGGGAACTGATGCTAACATTTCTGCTGATGAAAAGAAAAGGTTGGAAGGTCAGTCAGCAGGCTCTGCTGCAACAGGTCTTGCAACAGCAGCAATCGCAAGTGGTGGTACGTTAGCAACATTAGTTGGACTTGGTGGACTTGGTGGCGCTAGTCAAATTCTTTCGGGTGTTGGTCAATCGGAAGGAATAGCATTAAATCCACATAGTGCTATCTTATTTGATAATGTCAATTTTAGGGAATTCGGTTTTAGTTATAAGTTTATTGCTAGAAATGGAAAAGAATCAGAAACAATAAACGACTTGATAGACGTGTTTAAATATTATATGCACCCTTCTACGAATTGGGCAGGCGGTGCGTTCTTCGAATACCCAGAAGAATTTGATATTGAATTCTCAGAAAAATTAGCACCATACTTATTCGCAATTCGTAGATGTGTATTACGTTCTATGAGTGTGAATTATAATGGAGTAAATACTCCAGTATTCTTTGAACAAACTGGTGCGCCAGTTTCAATTGAAATACAATTAACATTCCAAGAAACAGAATTGTTGACAAAAGAAAAGGTCACAAACCCTAACTTTAAAGATTGGAACATTGAACATTAAGGTATAACATATGTCAAATTATTTCTCATACTTTCCTACAACTGAACACGACTTAACTAATAATGGGCAGAAAGTTAAACTGACTAACATCTTAAGAAGGTTCAAAGTTAAATCAGATGTCAAAGGTCGTATTGGTGTTTACCATGATTACGAAATACAAGCAGGCGACAGACCAGATACTATTGCTGAAAAGTATTATGGTTCTCCAGCATATGCTTGGGTTGTATTACACTTCAATGATATAATTGATCCAGTATTTGAATGGCCTTTGTTTGATATAGACTTTTCTAATTATATGAAAGGTAAGTATGGAAGTGTCCCATCTGCTCAAGCGACTGTGCACGAATACAGACAAATATTAAATGAAGCAAAAGTATTAAACAACGGAACACGTATCCCTAAGAGATGGGCAGTTGTAGACTTAACCACATACTCATTATTACCAGAAGAAAGTAGAGAACTAATTTCAAAATATGATTATGAGATTGAAAAGAATGATGTGAAAAGAAAGGTGAAGATAATGGATAAAAAATATTTGTTACAAATTCAAGAAGAAGTTAAGGACATCCTTAGGAACGGAATCTAATGGGATATTCATTTTCCGGAGATATTGAGTTAGTTCAACTAACCCTCTCAAATTCGTCAGGGCAAGTTATTGACATCAGTCATATTGCCATGGAAGTTAATATCTACCAAAGTCTGTTCAAACATTATTTAAGGTGCGATGTTGCTATTGGCGATTCATTAAATTTAGGAAACATACTAGTAGGAAACGAAAAAGAAAATATCCCAGTCGGTTGGACTGGCGGTGAAACTTTAACAATTGCTTATAGGGAAAACACCGACCCATCAAAAGATTCAGAAGTTCCTATAAAAAGGCATATGTTCGTTTTATTTGAGATGACTGATAGAATTAAGAATAACGAATTTAGCGAACAATATCTCATTCAAGGAATTAGTTTAGAAGCATTTGTTTCTATCCCGCAAAAAATAAGAAAATCGTATGGTGGAAGCGAGGGTAATACTATAAAAAATATGATTGGAAGTATTTGTAACGAATACATTTTACCAAACCCTGTTTCTGATTTATATTCTAAAGTCAACATCAGAAAAACTGTTGATATAGATGAAACATCAGGATTGGAAAAATATGTGATCCCATCATTAAGTGTTGATGAAACTATTGATTTCCTTGCCAACGAAGCAGATTCAGAATCCCATTACCCGTACTACGTTTTCTATGAAGATAGTGAGGGGTTTAAATTTAAAAATGTTCCTAACTTAATACAGAAAAAAAGTGAACCTAATATTCCATCATATTTCTACTTTATGTCAAATTATTTTGAGGCAACGGATGATGATGATATTAAATATGAAGACCAATATAAAATAATCGACTTTAGTGTAGAAAAAGCAACAAATATTTTAGAAAATGTAACTCAAGGTTTATATAAAGCAAAGAATATTAAATTGGACATCATTAATAAGAAGTCTGAAATATCAGTATTCGATTATCAAAAAGAAAAGGGTAAATTCGAAACTCTACAAAGAGGTGATTTCTTTGGTGAAGTTGGTAACGATGATGTGATATTAAGTTTATCTACTAAAGGGAATTTGAGGGATAAAAGGAATTCTTTAAAGAAGCAAATATTTAATAACGTGATGAATGTTTCAATCCCAGGAGATTCTTCTTTGAATGTTGGTGGTATAATAGAACTTAAATTTTATATCAACAACTCGTTTACTGAAGACCAAGGTTTGGATAAACAATTATCAGGCAAATATATAATAACGAATTTAAGACAAAAAATCAATACGAACATCTTCACGACTCAAATGACTGTGTCAAAAGATGTCAGTTTAATTTAATAATAGGAGAACAGCATGCCATTACCAGGAAGTAAAAGAGAACCAGAATTTTTACAAGAAATTAAAAAACCAACTCACGAACCAGTTCAAGAACCAGTTGTTGAAACTTCACCCGATACTAATGAAGACTTAGCAGTATTAATCACTGAAGCAGAAGGATTAGGTATTGCAGTAAAATCTCATTGGGGAAAACCTCAATTAGAAATGTCCATTAGACTTAGGTTAGCAAATAAAAAATAAATGCGCAACTTTATAGGTAGGAATGGTTTTAAATGGTTCGTTGGAGTCGTCGAAGACCGCAACGATCCGATTCAACTCGGACGTGTTCGTGTAAGAGCATTCGGTTGGCACACTGACGATAAGGGTTCGATTCCTACTGAAGACTTACCTTGGGCAATCGTGATGAATGGAATTGACTCGGCATCGGTATCTGGTGTCGGTAAGTCTCCGACAGGTGTTGTTGAGGGTAGTTGGGTGTTTGGATTCTTTGTGGACGGAGATCGTGCTCAAGAACCTGCCATTATGGGCACTATGCCTGGAATGCCTTCTGAGAAGTCCAACAGTGCGTTTGGATTCAACGATCCTACCGAAAAATTCCCAAGATATACTAATGAATCAGATGTAAACAAACTGGCGAGAGGGGAGAACACAAGAGTCTATGCTCCTGACCAATTAATCGATGAACCTGAAGCACCTTATAATGCAAAGTATCCATACAACCATGTGTACGAATCGGAGTCTGGTCATACTAAAGAATATGACGACACCGAAGGTGCTGAAAGGATTAAAGAACAACATAAGTCTGGAACGTTTTATGAAGTCCATCCTAACGGCGATAAAGTAGAGCATATTATTAAAGACAATTATCAAGTAATTGCTGGTAATGATAATATTCACGTTAATGGTAATGTAAACGTATTCGTTGATGGCAATGTGAACCTTAAAGTAACTGGCGATTATAGAGCAGACATAGGTGGAACTTGCGACATTATCAGTGGTGGTAATATGAAATTGATTGCGCCTAGAATCGATTGGAACCCAACTGCTACTAGTCCTAATCTCGGAGCAATTCCTACTGAAACAGACTATGGTAGTGTCGATATTAGTGCAAATGCTCAAGAATTTGTTGCTGAGAGGAATCCGTCTTCAGCAGTTTCTACTAGTCAATGCCTTGATTTGGATTATGATAACGAAACTGCTTGGATCACTAAAATCATTCAAGAGATATGGATGAAAATGAATTGGACAAGGGGAACTCGATTATTCACCAATTGGAGCAAGTATTATAAAAAATATCCACAACTAGGAACAGTTGATTTTTATGCTAATTTTGATACTGCTGATGCATCAAGGGTTAGGATTGAAGAAAATAGACCAGATGGAACAAGGGTTCATACATTAATAGCATACACAAAAGGTGATGCTAATTTTTTAGAAGAAATTAGATCTTCAGTTGAAGTGATGGCAAGGGAAATACGTGCTAAAGGTGATGGTGAAGAACTTTATAATTTGATGAATAATATTATCGACACCAAAATTCCAGTATTCCCAATAAAAAAACTGCTACACACTACAGTAAAAAGTCCAACAATGCCAAAAGGTCAAATGGAACCAAAATCGACATTCCAAGTGTTAGGTGGTGGTTGGTATGAATTTAAAGACTTTATGCTTTTTTTGAAACTTCCAGGAGTTTCTACTTTAGAAACGTTTATTCACGAATTAGGTGGGCACGATCACCATGTAGGACAATGGGGTAAAGGTAACACAACCCTGTTAACTGACAAAGAAGTCGATTCTTTATCAAGTACATTGACAACGGTTTATAGAAATTCCTTCAGAAACCCATCGATGCTTGCAGATAAATTCCTTATGTTGTCTGCGTATCAGAAATTTCAAATGGAAGACGAATTTTTAGCAAGGGTTCTTGGGCATTTAGCAGTAAATAGGTGTACAACCTTTGAGGTTGATATGTATCCAACTCTTTGTAGGTTGGGTGTCAAGTTATCAGAAAAAACTGTTAAAGCAATTGATGCTGAAATGGTTTCTCATGGATTGAGTAGAAAAGTTCCTAATAATTATAAAGCACCTGCGGATGTAACGTATGCCTAAAGTTAGTAGAATTGGAGATAAAGTCTCAGTACACGAATGTGGTGTAGTTCCATCAGCAAAGAACGGTTCTGGTGATGTATATTGCAATGGAATAGCAGTGCATAGGGTTGGTGATGATAATACTTCTCACCCATATGCTCCAGTTACTTGCCCAACTCACTCAACAGCATTAGTTAAAGGTTCTCCAAACGTATATGTAAACGGAAAACCTTTAGCAAGACTCGGAGACTCTTATGGATGTGGAATATCACTAACCCAAGGATCTTCTAATGTTTATGCTAACGGTTAGTATAAATATATGAATAATAAATTTAAAATAGAAGGAAATTGAGATGAATAATCACGATAGTATATTAAACTTGTTTGACACTTACAAAGCAGAGAATGAGAAGTTTGAATTGGGCAACAAATCAGCAGGTACACGTGCTAGAAAAGCACTATCTGAAATTACTAAGATTTGTAAAGACCGTAGAAAAGAAATTCAAGAATCAAAAAATAATGCCTAATGCCTAAACAAGAAATATTCAGCGACCTAGATCTAGCATTCATCCCGCATCCTATAACTGGGAACGTGGGCAAGAAAGCAAACAGAGAAGCAGTAAGACAATCTGTTAAATCATTGGTCTTAACTGATTATTTCGAACGTCCATTTAAGTCGGACATTGGTTGTAGTATTCGTTATTTTTTATTCGAATTGTTTACACCGCCTGTTAAACAGCAGATGGAAAGAGCAATCAGAGAAGTAATTAAAAACTATGAACCTCGGGCAGATGTGTTTGAGGTTCTAGTCGAAGAAAGACCAGACTTAAATGCATTGACGGTATCAGTAGCATTTATGATTTTAAACGACCCTGATCCAGTTATACTGGACGTTATATTGGAAAGAGTACGATAATGGCTGCAGCAAATACATATTTAGAAGTAAGTGAATTAGATTTCGATGGTATAAGAACTAATCTTAAATCATATCTAAGTACACAGAATCAATTCAAAGACTATAACTTTGAGGGATCTGCTATGGCAGTTCTACTTGACGTTCTTGCTTATAATACACATTATAATGCATACTATTTAAATATGGTTGCTAATGAGATGTTCTTAGACACTGCCCAACAAAGGGATTCAGTTGTATCTAGAGCAAAGGAATTGGGTTATACTCCAGTTTCTTCTGTTGGTGCTACTGCTGTTGTTAATCTTAACTTCAATGGTATTGCCAATACAGTTTCGCAGTTCACTATTCCGTTAGCATCTAAGTTCTCAACTACGATTGATGATATTACATATACTTTCGTTACGACTGAAGCAACTAAGGTAATTAATAACGCAAATACATATTCAACTAATGTTGCTATTAGAGAGGGAACTCCTTTATCACATAGTTTTATAGTAAACTCAGCAAACCCAGTTAAATACATTTTACCGAATAAGAATATTGATACATCTAGTATCACTGTTAATGTGACGGAATCTATAAGCGACACAACTACTACTGAGTTTACAAGATTATCAAACATTCGTGAGATCTTTTCTACGTCTGCTATCTACACGGTTCAAGAATCAGCAGATGAGAAGTATGAAGTTATCTTTGGTGATGGTGTTTTAGGTAAATCAGTTAAGAACGGAAATGTTGTTACAATCTCATACCTTGTTAATAATGGTGATGTTTCTAATGGTGCTGATACGTTCTCTGTAGACTCAATGAATATTGGTGAATCATATTCAAGTGTTTCAGTTTCAACTGTTACTGAAGCAGTTGGTGGTCGTCCAGCAGAAACAATCGATAGTATTAAGTTTAATGCTCCTAGAAACTATCAGACACAAAACCGTGCTGTTATTGATAATGACTATCAAAGAATTATCCTTGCTGAGAATTCAGATCTTCAGTCAGTAATTGCTTTCGGTGGTGAACAAGCAAACCCTCCAGTTTATGGTAAAGTTTATATTGCTGTTAAACCTTTTGCCGAAAAGTTCTCAACGGTTACTCGTAAACAACAAATTAAAGAAGCAATCTCTGACAGAGTTCCATTAGCAATCGACCCTGTTATTATTGATGCGGATTATACTTATGTTGTACCTTCAATCACAACATACTATGATTTAACTTCAACCACTTCAACTACTTCTGCTATTGAACAAAACGTCAGAACGGCAGTTGCAACTTTCTCAACTGATAACTTAGAAAGATTCGGCAACCGTTTAAGGTTCTCTAGATTTGTTAGAGCATTGGATAATACTTCTAATGGTTATATTTTAAATAACGACGTATCTCTTAAACTAGAAAAACGTTTCATTCCTAATTTAGGTAAACAACAAACAATCAATTTATTATTCAATAATGCTATTAGAAAGAGTACTCTCGATTCTACACAATTTACATATAAAGGTTTCTTATCATACTTAGACGATGATGGATTAGGTAATGTGAATGTATATCGTTTTAATGATGCTAAACAAAAAGTAAACATTACTAATAACGTTGGAACAATTGATTATGTTAATGGAACAATTAATATTGAAGGAATTGCACCTACTGCTGTTGCTGATGGTGAATTGAAAGTTTCAATTATTCCAGAAAGGTTAGACGTTATCCCAGTAAGGGAACAAATATTACTGATGGAATCAGGTGATGCTGTTATTACGATTGTTGGTGAGAATACTTAATGTCCGTATCTAATAAGATATCCACTCTTGTTCAAAATCAATTCCCCGACTTTTATAAGGAAGACGGTGAGAATTTCCTATTGTTTATGCAAGCATACTACGAGTATCTTGAGCAAGAAGGAAAACTAACTGACGGAATACAAAACCTACAAGATTATAGAGATATCGATAATACTCTAGATGAGTATATTGAATACTTTAGAAAGGATTTACTTCCTTCTATTCCAGCATCTACAGTTGCTGATAAAAGACTTTTAGCAAAAGCAATTAAACAGTTTAATCAATCTAGAGGAACACTTGCTTCTTATAGATTATTATTCCGTTCAATATATAATGAAGACGTTGAGTTAAGTTATCCTGCTGATCAGATTCTTAAAGTTTCTGATGGTGATTGGAGAATTGATAGATATCTAGTTTCTAGTTATGACGATGCAACATATAAGTTTATTGGAAAAACTATTAAGGGTGCTGAATCTAGTGCTGAATGTTTAATTGAAGATGTTGTAAGACGTATTGTTAGAGGCAGGGATATTATGCAAATCCTTGTATCTAATGTTAAAGGTACGTTCAATCATCTTGAACCAGTAAGACTATTAACAGATACTGGTGGTACTGGACACGCACCTATTCTTGAAGCAGGTATTAACAACGTAACAATCGACTCTCCAGGTGGTGAGTATGCTTTAGGTGATATTGTTGAAATCGTTTCAAGTGATGTTGGTGATTTTGGTAAGGTTGTTGTAACTAATACGTCTGACCTTGGAGGAACACTAACTTTCTCTTTAGTAGATGGTGGTTCAGGTTATACTGCATCTAATCAACCTGGCGGTTCGGTAATTACTTTTGCTGGTGGTGATGGTTCATCTCCTGCTAGTTTCCAAATTTCTGGTACTGATATTGGTGATACGTTTGCTGTTCAAATGAACACTAACTTTATTGCTAGTAATAATATCTTTGGTAGTCTTGCTCCAATTATGTCAGGATATGGATTAACATCTACGTTTGCTAACACATTAATAGGAAGTCCAAACTTCGGATTCCCTGAGGCTGGTGAAGAAGTAACACAAACAAATTATAGAGATAATGCTAATGCTGTATTAAGAATAGCAAACACTCAAACTATTAAAGTTGGCGACTCATTATACAGTGCTAACAATTCAGCAAATGCAACGGTATTAAGTATTATAGATGTAACTGCAGCAAATACGGTTGTTCGTGTTGATGGATATAAGAACTTTACATCTGGTCATACTATTAGATCTATTTTTGCTAATACGTCTGGTAACACGGTAGGAACATCTATCTCATTCCAAAGTAATACTATTGGTCATCACATTTTATCTGTTGGTAATAATGCTGGTCAGACTATCTCTGAAGGTGATGAATTAGTAGGAAGTGTTTCTAATGCCTTTGGTGTTGTCA